CATGCTGATTCATGAAGAGAGGTTAAAAAAGAGGAACTAATATATTGTTTTAATTCAGGAATTTGATTTTTTATAGCATTATATTTACTTGAATCAAGTAGAATGTCTCTAGAAATTATAAAATTGTTATCAATTTTTTCAACTGGAATTCCAATTTCTTCTAATAATGATCGAATTTGCGAATTCATAATATATTTTACAAAGATTCTAATTCGTACAACAATGAACCATCTAATTTTTCTGATGTTTTATATTTTCCTATAATATCTGGTCTTTCTTTGTTCAAGGTAATTTGTTCGGTATCATAAATATTTTTTTCATCATCAACATAATAAATGATTCCTTGAATATCTTGAGCCCATACCGACTTTTTTCTACGAATTTCATTATTTCCTTTTGATTCTCCTACAAATACGCCATGTGGAACACCTTTGGTATGAGTGCCACAATATTCTTCGCCATCTCTTTTCCTTCTTGTACATTGCTCACCATTTGCTCTTTTTGCACAACACCTATCTAAACAAGGTACCGTATTTTTCACTCTTTTTCTTTTTTGAAAATCTTCCTTTTCCAATACCAATTGGTTATCAGAAAATAAATTTGACATAAGCTCAGACAAACGATTGTGATAAATAGAAGTAATTTCAGATTTATTGTCAAAAGTATTAAAATCAGATTCTAAATTTTTTATAGTCAGATGAATAGATTCACGAATTAAATTTTTAGATTCAGTTATATAATTGTTTATTTTCTTGTTGATTCTCTTCTCCATCTTAAATAATTAATTTTAAATATAAGATTTAAAATAAATCAATTTTAATTGAAAACAAGACCTCTATTTTTAGGTAAAATAATATAAAAAATTAACATAGCTAAAACAAATAAAAAATATCCTAAAAAATAGGTTAGTTGTATGTTAAAAAAAGAAAGAACTAGGGTAGAAATATAGAATAAAAAATAAAAAAATAAAATAAATCCAATAGTCTTGAGAATAAAATACATATACTATTTAACAAGAAAATTTTATTATTTATCAACTTTGCGTTTAATATTTTCACGGATCTTTTCTTCACGATTGTTTAATAAATATTCTGTTAATTTTAACCCCTCTTCTTGATTATTCAGGTAACTAGATAATTTTGATAGTAAATACTTTTTACTAATTGATTGTTTTACTTTATTTTTAGAATACACCAATTTTCCATTATTAATATCAAAACAATCAATTTCATTTGTTTTCATTACATCTACTAACTGATCACTTAACGATTTTTTATTCTCTTTTTTTTTTCGTAAGAGAGAAGACAATTCTTTAATTTCCTCATCGGATTGAATCCATTCTTTAATAAGATGAACTAGTTGTTCTTTTGTTTCCATTAAATTATATATTATTATAAATTTTATATCCTATTAAATAATGATTATTAATATTATACAAATGAATTGGTTTATTTGGTTAGGATTAATTAATATAATATCAGGATTTAAACAATATACAACCAATCAACAGAAATTTATTAAATCATTAGAAGATTCTTCCAAAAAATTAATTTGTGTATTTGGTCCAGCTGGTACAGGGAAAACTCATATAACATGTCACCATGCAATGGAAAAATTTAGAGACAAAGAAATAAATAAAATAATTATAACCAGGCCTACAATTTCTGTAGAGGAAGAAGAAATAGGATTTCTACCAGGAACCTTAAATAAAAAAATGGATCCCTGGATCCAACCTTTAATGGATGCATTTTCTGAACATTATACCAATGATCAGATTTATACATTAATATCAACTAAAAAAATTGAAATTTGCCCATTAGGATTTATGAGAGGAAGAACATTTAAGAATAGTTTTATAATTGCAGACGAAATGCAGAACAGCACGCCTAACCAAATGTTAATGTTATCAACTCGATTAGGAGAAGGAAGTACTATGGTATTAACAGGGGATATTCAACAAAAAGACACATTAGGAACATCGGGATTAGAAGATTTTATAATTAAATATAAAAACTTCAAAAAAAACAAAAAACAGATCGATGTGATCGAATTTACAAAAAAGGATGTAAAAAGGAGTGCTATAGTTTCACTAATTATTGATATGTATGAACCTTAAGATGGATTATGTAAATTATAATGTTGAATACAGAATCCTTGTTTTTTCAAATTTCTACTACATTGTTTTCCATTTTTAAGAATTTCTGTACATTTACCTTGAATAATATCATTTTTTACAATTTTTTTAATTTTTTTATGAGTATTACAAAAATTACCAAAACAATATTTTCCACAAGATTTTCCTTTATTTTTACCTGATTTAAATTCATATGTACAATTCTGTACTCCCATACAAAATTTTAAAGGACTATTGACTCCCCTAATTCTTTGAGGTTCAAGTTCAGGGTAAAATGGTAATATTGACGATTGAACTGATCGACAATAAGGACATTTTATTTGTGAATCTCTTAATTTAATAGTATCAAGATGATTTCTTATTTTTTGATTTTTGACTTCTTTAAATAATGCATTATAATTAAATTTATGAGAACATTCTAATTCAATAAAGTTTTCAGTCAAAGGAATTCTACTAATTAGACAAGTATTTTCGGTTTGATTATCTTCCTCTAATAATGCATTTTTTAGTTCAGAATAAAAATCAAAATTCGTCATATATTTATATAAAAAGTCTTTTCTTTATATATATAATAAAAATATGGAAGAGAAACATAATAAAATTTGGGGTAAATATACTTGGTATTTATTTCATACCATAGTTGAAAAAATAAAAGAAGAATATTTCGAAGAGGAAAAAAATAATCTAATTGGACAAATAAAGAATATATCTGCCAATCTTCCGTGTCCAGATTGTTCCGAACATGCATCTAAATTATTAAATTCTTATAAAAATTATCATTTAATTAAATCGAAAGAAAATTTAATTAATTTTATTTTTGAATTTCATTCTATAGTTAATCAAAAGTTAGAAAAGGAAGAATTTAAAAAAGAGGACCTCAAACAGTACAAGGAAACAGATTTAAGAAAAATTGTCGTATTATGGAATTCAAGTTTTAAAACAGTAGGTATGAATACACGAATGTTAACAGATACTATGAGAAGAAACAGAATTAAAAATCAATTTATGCAATACATACAAAATAACATTAAAAAGTTTGAATCATAGATTTTTAATTAATTGTCCATTTTTATAAACAGAACATTTGAATTTTTGCTTACTAGGTCTCTCACATACCGATTTATTACTGACAAATTCATCATAATAAAGTAAAGATTTATAACCAGATACTTGTAAAAGACTAACCCAAAAAAAACCCAAAGCCAAACCTAATAATCCGCCAAAGGCTATTCCCGAAATGGGATTACAGTGATTTCTAATACGACTAAAGGCATCAATGAAAAATAATGAAAGTAAAAAGGCAATTACCCAAAAATTAAGTTCATCATTGAAATACATAGGAATAAATATGTAAGAAAATGTAAAGGCAATAAATAAACTATTAAATGAGGGACTATTATAAAAATTAGATTGAAAGGGCATTTCGAATAAATCACATGATGCTGCTTTTAAGGGACTAGCAGGACTTTTGATCAAATTTACAATAAAAATATTGATAAAAAAGGCAATAAAAATTCCACAAAGATATATTATTCCTTTAATATTTTGATTGAATATTGAAGCCATTATTAATAAAAATCCCAAAAGAAAAGGAGAAATTACAGAGATAAATTGAAACATATTAACTAAACTTAATTCCATTGCCATAATGATATATATTATCTGTATAAAAAAGTATATATATCATTCAAATACAAGTTCTAAAACTTGAGAAATATGAGTAACGCTGTGAAATTTAATATTATCTAATAATGTCGAGTCTCCATATTTTTCTTTTAACTTTTTAAAATCTTTTTCATTTTCTTTGGGAAAAATAAATTCTTTTACACCAGCTGCGATTCCACCTAGAATTTTCAAATCCAAACCTCCTATTTCTGTAACATTACCTTGAAGATTTATTTCTCCGGTAATAGCAATTGTATTTTTAATCTTTTTATCAGTTAATTTACTGTAAATTGCGGTAGTAATTGCAGTACCAGCAGAAGGACCATCTTTTGGTGTAGCACCTTCAGGACAATGAATATGGATACCTTGTGTTTTATTTTGTTCAAAATTTGCAATCAATAATTTTTTTTCATCGTCAGACAACAAATTCCATGCTAAAGTCTTTGCTACTGTCATACTTTCTTTCATTACATCTCCTTGTTGGCCTGTAAGCTTTAAATCTAACAGTGTTGAAGTAACAAATAAATTTACTTCTATTTGAATTATTCCACCTCTACCCATAGCATTCGCCCAGAGTCCATTAATGAGTCCAGCTGAATTTTCTTTATGAACATTTACTACCTTAACAATATCTCTCTCTTTTAATAATTCTTTCACCATATCTTCAGTCACCAAAATTGGACTTGGGAAGTTCTTTTCTCCTTTTAACAATTCCAAATTAATTTCTGAAATAATTTCAAATAATATCTCTTTAAGTTTCCTAACACCTGGTTCCATCGTGTAGGAATTAATTATAAATTCGATAACACTGTCATTAAAATCAAAACATTTTGAAAGTCCTACCTTCTCAAAAATTTCAGGAAGAATATGCTTCTTGGTAACTACCAATTTATCTTTTACTGTAAGATGACTAAACTTGACTCTATGAATTCTGTCTAGTAAAATTCGGTCTATAGAATGAGGATCATTATAAGAAAAAATAAATAGAGCCTTTGAAAGATCTATATCAATACCACTAAAATATTTATCTTGAAAAGAATCGTTTTGAGTAGCGTCTGTTAGATGAGTAAATATACCTATTATTTCCTTTCCATGCTCTGTTTTACTAATCTTATCCAGTTCATCAATAAAAATTATAGGATTCATGCATTTAGTTTCAATTAATATTTCTACTATTCTTCCCCATGTTGAACCAACATAGGTATAGTTATGTCCATCAATGGTACTTCCATTAGTGGAACCACCTACTGCTATAAAAGAAAATGGTCTTGAAACCCCATCATTATCTTTTAAACAGTTAGCAATACCTTTTTTGGCAAGGGAAGTTTTTCCAACACCAGGTGGTCCTTCAAATCCAAAACAATGACCAGAACTTGTTCCATTTATCCACTGACCAATTATCCTTTCTACTTGTCTTTTAGCCTTATCATGTCCATAAATAGCATCATCCAAAGTAGTATTTACAGAGTTCATATAGGATAATATTGAGGTAAGCTTGACATCAATTGAATTATATAATTGATTTATTTTTAAGAAGGAATTGGTTAAAGGAAGAGAGACATTAAGATTGTCTAAAATCTTAATATTTAAACCCGGAGAATTCTGAGTATTTATTAATTCAATAACATTTTGTCCTAACTTCGCCTTAGATCCACTTGTATTTAATTTGGAGAATGAGAACTCAGTAGATAACTTATTTATTTGTTGAATTTCTCTCGTTAAGTCCTTTTTATTCAAAGTTATAAGAGTATTCACTAATGATTTACCTAAGCTGTTCAAATGTGGTAAGTTTTCTTTATAATAATTAAAAAAACTATACATTTCAATTGTATTAGGATTTTGTGGAATGGATTCTCCAATTGTTAATGAACTTTCATTTTTGGTTAAACATTCAAGAAATTGTTTAAATTCTGAAGAAACAGAACTCATTACTTTAAGTATTGGCTCCTCTCTATAAATATTAAAAGGAATTTTCAATAGTCCTTCCAAATACTGCCTTGCCTTTGAACCTGAATCCTCAGATTTAGCCTTTATTTCTTTTAACTTAGCCATGGCTTTTTCTTTGATAGAATCAGATACTTTCATTAAACAAATTTGTTGTTCGAATGGAATTTTTTGATTATCAAATTCAGATAATTCAGATGTGTATTCAATTGTTTGTTTCATTGCTTCCTTGAAATATTTTTTAATGTTCCACGGTAAGCTATCATATAAAATTGTTTGTTCATATGTATCTACTGTTCCATTATTGTCATTAGATAAAAGATCATACAATAAATAAGACAAATAGTGAAAATCTATATCATTATATTTTAATAGCATTTGTATAAGAGTTGCTCTTTGTAAATAAATATCATCATTCAAAAACTCTTTAACAACATTTGAAATAGACTTTTGTTTTAAAACACTTAATTTGTTCATATAACCAACAAACTTGTTAAAAAGCTCATCAGAAGAAAAAATTAAAAGTTCTTTCACAGTTAAACTTTCAATAAATCGATCATAAGAACTATCTAAGAAATCAGGATCAGATGGCTTATCATTTAAAAGATGGTGAATTCTATTAAAAATAAAAGGTTTTTGAATACAAGAAGATTGGATATCATCTACGATTCCGCAAATAACCAATGATTTTTTTAGTTCTTCGTGATGAATACATAATTTAATTCCATAAACCTTTGTCAAAAATGATTTACTTGTACGAGCAAGATCAAAGCAATCAAAATTATTGCCAGATTCTAAAATCATATAATCTTCTATAATTCTATTTTTTGCAATTTCTCCTGTTTTTTTCACTCTTTTTCCATCTTTCCAAACAATAACCTTATAACCAATAGGATGAACGAATTTGGTTATTACATCAAATTTAGATTGATTTTCATCCGTAATTATTTTTTCCAAAAAATCGGTTCCAAAACATACAGTAATTAGATCATTAAAATAATATGTTCCGAATGTCTTTAACACAGAAGATAATTCATTATTAAGTTCTTGCAATTTAGCAATTGAATCATCTGTGTTGAAATTTAAATCATTTATAATTAAATTATTCAACAGGATTAATTCGCCAAATATCGAATCTAATTTTTGAAGACAAACACTTAATTCATTCGATCCAAAAATATCCATATTTTTATATTTTTGAACACCAATTACTGTGTTTTGAATGATGTCTTGGAATATTTCAATTTTATTTTGAATGAATTTTTTTACATCAACATCATTGACATTAACCATATAAATATACAATATTAAAATTTTCTAAACTCAAATATTAATATTGTAAAGGAAGTTAAAAGAAAAATAATTAAATGTATATGGGTATTCCAGCATACTTTGTAAATTTAGTAAAGAAATATAAAAGTATTTTACATCCAATTTATTCAAATATAGATTATTTATTTTTAGACTCTAATTCTATAATTTATGATTCATTATCAAAAATTGATTATAAAGCAGGTAATATTGAAAATCAATTAATTAAACTTGTTGAATCTAAAATTAATCATTATATAACAATAATTAATCCAAAAAAAAAAGTATATATTGCATTTGATGGTGTAGCTCCTGTTTCCAAATTAGAACAACAAAGACAACGAAGATATAAATCATATATTCAAAGTACAGTTTTAAACGAAACGCAGAAATGGGATAAGTGTGCAATTACACCTGGGTCAAAATTTATGGATTCACTTTCAAATTATTTAAAAAATAAATTTAATACTCCTAAATTTATTCTTTCAACAAGTAATGATCCAGGAGAAGGCGAACATAAAATTTTTGCTTATATTAGAGAAAATAATTTTGATGTTGATGATAAACTGGTTATTTATGGTTTGGATGCTGATTTAATTATGTTATCCTTATGTAATTTACAATACCACGATAAAATTTATTTATACCGAGAGACCCCTCATTTTATTAAAAGCGTCGACAAGACTCTTGAAAATGATAAATTATATTTATTTAATATACCTAAATTTTCAGAATCACTTCAAAATGAAATAGAAAATAAATTTAATAAACATGATTTCCTAAATGATTATATATTATTATGTTTTTTATGTGGTAACGATTTTTTACCTCACTTTCCTACGATTAGTATAAGAAGCGATGGATTGAAATTTTTACTAGACAATTACAAGCATTATCAATCAATCAATTCCATTCCATTAACAATAGATAATCAAATCCAATGGAAACAATTAAAAAAATATATTAATTTAATACAAAATGATGAAGAAAAACGACTAATTAATGAGCATAATCAAAGAAATAATAATAAAAATTTTAATAAATTTAGGTCCCTTGAAGATAAATATAACGCATTTCCGAGAATTGATAGAGAAATAGAAAATAGAATTAATCCATATCAAATTTATTGGCAAAGTAGATATTATTCAGAATTATTTAAAATTGATATTAATAATGGAAGGAAAAAACAAATTTGTTTAAATTATTTGGAAGGAATTGAATGGTGTTTAAATTATTACACTCTTGGGATAACAAATTGGGACTGGTGTTATAACTATTCTTATCCTCCCCTTCTTCAAGATTTAAAAGATTTTATTCCAGATTTCAAAATCACATTTCTCGAAAACAAAAAAACAGCCCCAATTCATCCTATCAGCCAATTAGCATATGTAATACCATCCGCTAGCTTTCATTTATTACCTTCAACATTATCTAAATATTTATTAGAAAATCATCATCAATGGTATCAAGACGATTATAATTTCGAATGGAGTTACTGCACTTATACATGGGAATCTCACTTACATTTATCTAAAATTCAAATCCCAAAACTAGAAAAAATTGTTAAAAAAATCTGTAAAGCATTTTAAATAAACATAAAGTATGACGATTAAAATTTTTTCAAGAATTAAAGAGGGAGATATTTTTTATAATAATAATAATAATGAAATCATTGTCAATAATAAAAAACAGGCTAATAAATTTAAAATAAATCACACTTGGGGACCAAGAGTATCAAATAATGAAATATTTGAAAATATAAATACTCAAATACTAAATAATAAACTTTCATTTATTGTTGCATTTGGTTATACTGGCTCTGGAAAAACATATACAACAATCAACTTATTAAGAAATTTGATTGAATATAATAAATCTAAAAATAAAAAAATAACCCTTGAATCCTATCAAATATACAATTCAAAGGTATATGATTTATTAAATAACAATCAAGAAGTGAGACATTATAAAGTGGATAAAATTGTAATTCAAGGATTAGTTAAAAAAGAAATTCTGAATACAGAAAGTACTATCAATGAAATAACAAATAATAGAAATATTAGCAGCACAACAAGTAATAATGTTTCCTCTAGATCACATGGAATATATAAATTAAAAATAGATAGTAAAAAAACAATAACTATAATTGATTTAGCAGGGCAAGAATATGGAAATGAATCTCATAATCAACTATTACAAAAGGAAGCCGCACAAATTAATTTAGATATGTTAAATCTTAAGGAATGTATTCGAAATTTTAAAGATAATAAACCGTATATCCCTTATAGGCAATCAATAATAACTTTCATTTTAAAACCTATTTTTGATAAATTAGCAAATATATATTTTATTTGTACAATAAACGGAAATCATAATAAACCAAAAATTATTGATAGTTTATATTATGCTTCTTCCTTGTATAAAGAAGAAATATGTAAAAAAACAAATATGGAAGAAAATAAATTATTAATGTCATATTCTGAATATCTCCAAGATATTAATTGGTATCAATGTAAAGAAAATGATTTATGGAGAGAAATGAAAAAGGGGAACTTTAGTAAAAAGGATAATATTTCATATTATTTTGAAAAAAAACAAAAGATAATTAGTGATTTTAAAAACAAATTACCATTTTTAAAATGAAAAAAGATTCCGAAAATTTCTTTGTCGAAGAAAATTTCTTTGCTGAACTCTTCCTCCCCTTTGGTTATAAAGTGAAAAAAAATGGGTTGGGGTACGATTTGTTGTAGGAGATTGAACCGGAGTTGTAGTCATTTCATTTTCATAATAATTAGGTTCTTCAAAATCAACCTCATTATTATTATTAATAAATAAAGATGATTCATAATTAAATATATCTTCAAATACTTTAGTCGAAATAGATTGTATTGTAGATGTTTTTATAATTTTTTTCCTACATAAAGGACAACTATTTTTATGAACAATTTGTTTAAATAAACAATCAATACAAAACTTATGGTGGCATTTAGTAATTACAAAACTATTTATAATAGGTTTAAAACAAATTGGACATTCAGGGTTTTCCATAAATTATTAATAGACAATAATAATTACAGTAAATAATGCTTGAACCATTGTAAAGGTTTTACATAAATTAGAATAAGGATAAATGTCACCATATCCTAATAAACATGCAGTAATTACAGAAAAATATAATCTATTAAAATACAGACTAAGATAGGATTCGTGAATTGTTTCCTTTTTTACTTCATTGGCTAAATCTTTTAGATCTCTTTTGTCATTAGTAGTAAATAATTCCTTTTGAACAGATTCTATTTTATCTTCCGCTTCTTTATCGATAAATATATCTTGAAGTAAATTTATTCCTCTAAAATTAGAATCATCTAAGAAAGAATATATTAAACTAAAAATAAAAATTTGTATAAGAAGGATAGCAATCTTTTCATGTTTTTGTTGAGGGAAATAGATAATTTTTTTAAAAAAGGAAAAAACTGACATTTATATATATTTTGTTATATTTTTTATCTAATATACTGATATTTTTGATTGTTTATTCGTTTATATTTAATATCAACATCCTTAGGTAGGTTGATATCAACTAAATCACCATTAGGCAATATATTTGGTAAAATTAAGAATTCAGCTTTGGAATGAGGATATGGATTATTAATTGTACAATGAACTTTATCACCCCTTAAGTATTTAATCCTTTCAGTTTCATCGACAGAATAATTTTCGTTCATATATATTAATAATTATAAAAGGAGTTGATATAATATGACGAATAATATTTTTACAAATATTCCATCAAGACAAATATTTTTAAATACAATTTTACCACAAAATCCAGGGTATATATTTATTAAGTTTGGAGCTTCATGGTGTAATCCATGTCAAACAATTAAAAATTGCGTCCATTTTCATTTTAATAGATTAAAGGAAAATAATTTTTGTTTTGATATAGATATTGATCAAAATAGCGATATATATGCATTTTTTAAAGGAAAGAAAATGTTACGAGGAGTACCATCTATAATGGTATGGCAAAAAGAAAATTTATCGTTTGTACCCGACGATTTTATATCAGGGGGTTCAATAGAAAATGTGGATATCTTTTTTAATAAGTATAAATAATTTTTTTATTAACTCTAAATAAGATAAATGGATTCACTAAATTTAAACATAGAAGATTATGAATTGAATGATATTTTAAGACTATTCAAGGTTAATTATAACTTTGGAGAGGACGAATTAAAAAGAGCAAAAAAAATGGTATTACAATCACATCCTGATAAATCAAAACTAGACAAAAAATACTTTATTTTTTTTAGTAAAGCTTACAAACAACTTTATTATATTTATTCATTTAAAAATAAAGAACAACAATCTTTAGATGATAATTTAGAACAAGAAAATTTAGACGATAATGATTTCAGTAAAAATAAAATAGAATTTGCAAATTCTAAAAAATTTAATGAAAAATTTAATAAACTTTTCGAATCCAATAGATTAAAAGATGAATTTGCAGAAAATGGATACGGAGAATGGTTAAAAAGTGAAGAAACTTCTTTAATCTCATTTCTTAACGAACATTTTCCTAATTATAAAAACGAAAGCAAAGAACGGCTCACATCCTATATTAATGAATTTAAAAAACAAACTCATGAATTAGTTGAATATAATGACTTAACAAGCTCTTCTTCAAAGGGCCAGTTCTCTCATTTAAATACTTCAAATACTGAATCATATGAATCTGATATGTTTAGTAATTTTAAATACGAAGACCTTAGAAAGGCCTACAATGAATCAATAATAAGGGTAACGGATCTTGATAAACCAGAGGTTAATTATAATTCAGTAGAAGAATTACTTACTCATAGAAATAAAAGCAATGTTGCTCCTTTATCTTTAAATCAAGCAAAACAATTTTTAGCAGAAAAAAGTCAAAAAGAAGAATTAGAAAATACAGATAGAGCATTTTTTTTAGCAAAACAATGGGAAGAATCTAAATTAATTCACCAAAAGAGCGAACAACAATTCAGGATGATTAGAGAATAATAAAATAATGTATTTATATATATCAAAAATGGTTAAAAATAATATGCTAAATTATATAATTTTATTTGGATTAGCAGGGGTAGGTGGTCTATTATACAATAGATTCCAAGAAAAACAAAATAAAAATAAAAAACACACAGAATATGGATTGCTTGAAAAATATATGGCATCTCATGATGAAGAACTAAAGATGGAAAAGCCAATTTTATGGATTTATATTCCTCAAGTTTATAATAGCAGAAAATGGGAAAATTTTTATAGTAGATCAAATACCAATCTAAATACACCTTATCTCTCCTTAACAATTGAAAGCATTGTTAAACACTGTAGTAATTCTTTCCAAATTTGCTTCATTGACGAAACCTCTTTTGAAAAATTAATCCCTGACTGGCAAATTGACCTAACAACAGTTGGTGATCCAGTTAAAAACAAGTTAATATATCTAGGGATATTAAAATTGATTTATTTATATGGGGGTTACTTAGTACCTAAATCATTTTTATGTTTTAAAGATCTTAATAATTTATTAACCGATAAAACAATTTCATTTTATGATAATCAAAATAAAGCCGATTCTAATTGGATTGGAGCTCCAAAAAATAGTGAAGTAATTTATAAATTCATTAATTATATGGAAGGGGTCATCACTGCTGATTATACTCAAACATCAATAATTGAAGATTTAAGAGGAAAATGGATTCAAAAGAATAACAATAAAATTCAAATATATTCAAATAAATTAATTGGAAGAACTGTAAATTCGGGAAAACCCCTTTTTATAGAAGAAATTCTAAGTACAACAGCCAATTTTAAACTTGATCCCGAATCTTACGGAATTTATTTAAATGACGAAGAAATTTTAAAAAGAAGATATTATAATTGGTTTTGTTACCTTAGCCCTAACGAAATATTAGAATCTCAGTTATATTTAGTTAATTATTTCAATAAAGCTTTACAATAATTTAATCAAAAATTAAAAAATATTTGTGATTAAAGAGAAAATTTTGTTTATTTTTTAAAATAAATGAAATAATAAATATCATAATTTGACTTATCATATTTTAAATTAGATACAAAAGATACACCATTTATTTTACATATTTGTCTAATTATAGTCATAAACCTATTATAATTCATCTTTCTTTCAACATAATACTGTTTTGATTTATGGTAATAAGGTTTTATTACTTCGATAAATGGATCCCATATCCCTTTAAAATTTGCTTTTTTAAACGAAGAAAAATTAAGAATATAATATGAATCAGTTTTCATATAATAAACTTCTTCTAAGATATTATTTAATAGGGAAAAGGGAATCACATCTTTAAATATCTGATTGGTCATTATATATATTAAAATAATTTAATTATTTTATTGGTAAGAAAATATAGTTCAAATTCATCTTCGTGTGTATTATGAAAAATAGCGATATATTTACATAATAATTTTATAATTTTATATTTAATTTCAACATCTATAAAGTCATTTAATTTTATATAAAAAAATAAATAATCTAATATGTCAATTACCGAAAATCCTGAATTAAATATGACATTTATTTTTTCTAACGCACCAATTAAATTTTTATTTTGACATTCCCTAAAATATAATTTTAAATCATTAAAATGAATGTTTGTGCATAACAATTCTACTAAATCTTCTGTAATTAATTTATTATATAATTTACATTTTTCTAAATAATTTATTAATGCTCGAATACTTCCATTCGATAATTTTAACATTTTATTTTTAGAGATTCCTTCAAATTGAATCTTCTCTCTTTTAATTATTTTTTCCATTATATTGTTTAAACTTTCTTCAGAACATGAATTTATTCTTAATATTATCAAACGAGATTGAATACTTTCAATTACCTTTTGAATATTACTACATGAACATATAAAATTTATATTATGTCCATATTTATCCATCGCATTTCTAAAAACTTGCTGACTCTGTTCATTTATATTATCAAGGTCGTCTAGCAAAATTATCTTTTTTTTATTTTGAAAAGTGGAGGTTTGACAAAATGTTTTTACTTCACTCCTGTAGAAATGAATTCCTTGATCTTTTAAATTATTAACATGCATTATATGGTGAGGAAGATCTCCAAAATATTCATTAATAATTGATTGAATTAGTGAAGTTTTCCCTGTTCCAGATTTACCTACAAATAATATATTAAGATTCCCAATTTCAATTAGTTCTTGTATTGATTTTATCAAATTTTCATCTAATTCAAAATCAGAGATGACTAGGGGTTGATATTTTTGAATAAAAGAATCTTCCATATTAATAATTAATAACTTTATATTTAAATAAATAGACAAGTAAAAAGTTTAAAATTTAAAAATTATAAATACTTATGAATAAAGATTATGAAATTTTAAACATTGATACAAATTCGAACGAAGAAGAAATAAAAAGGGCATTCAGAAAATTGTCGATGAAGTATCATCCTGAAAATTCAAATGAAAATTTAATAAAATTTAATCAAATAAATGAAGCTTATAAGTCAATTATTAATAAATTAAATACACCAAGGCAAAATAACGATAATCAAACAAAAATTTTGAATAATATATTATCTAATTTTCCTACATTAAATTATCCGATTTATGTTCCAGATATTTATATTAATTTAACTATTTCATTAGAAACTAGCTATTTAGGTTCAAATATGCCAATTGAAATAAATAGAACCATTAATAATAATTCTTCAAATCTACAAGAAACAGAAACAGTGTATGTAGAAATACCTAAAGGTGTTGATAACAATGAAATTATTATTCTTGAGAGAAAGGGAGATATAGTAAATGGATTAAAAGGAGATGTAAAAATTCAAATAGAAATAAAAAATGAAACATTATTTAAAAGAAGAGGTCTAGATCTATTTTATTTTCATAAAATTTCTTTAAAAGAGTCACTTTGCGGGTTTCAATTTAAATTACTTCTCCTTTCAGGAAAATTTATTAATATTAAAAATAAAGAAGGAAATATTATATCCCCTAATTCATTCAAAACTATTTTTAATATGGGAATGACTAGGAACAATCAAAACGGCTCACTCATAATTGAATTTGAAGTTGAATTTCCAAATAGCTTAACAAGTGAAAAGATAGAAAAAATAAAAAATATTTTATAATATACATGGATGACTTAGATCAAATGTTTGACCTTACAAATAAGAAAAAGAAAAAAAAAGAAAAATTTAATTTTGAAAAAAATAAGAAAAAAATAACTTTATTATATCCTTACAAGGTTATTTTGAATAGATTATATTCTCTATTACCAATTCGGACAAAGGATGAAAAACATAAAATATTTATTGATAATCCTGTTATAAAATTAAGTGGAAGAAAAACAATATGGATAAATTCAGAAAAATTTGTAAATGAATTAAAGTTAATTCCCGTGACTCTAATAAAATTTTTAGAAAAGGAATTTTTATGTGTTTTAACGATAAATACAAATAATCAAATTATTTTCCACCAAAAAATTAATTTAATCAAACTAAAAAGTATTTTACAGGTCTTTTTAAAAAATTATAAAATTTGTCCTACATGCAATTCATTCAACACAGAATTAATAAAAAAAGATAAACTTCTTTTTCTAGAATGTAATGACTGTTTCCATACCAAAACAGTTGATTTAGATCTTTTGAAATGATCCATTTAACTCTCGGAATCTAATTTGACCAAGACTACAAATATGTTTTTTATATTTTTTATAATAATTTTTCCAAACTCTTTGGAAAATTCTTAACCAAAAAGTCTTCAATACTGTAATATAAACCCCTTCTACATCATAAACATCTGCTATTTGTAATGTAAAGTAATTCGGATCTTTTACAATATTTTTCAATTGATAATTGTTTTCATTTTCTGTTATAAAAGGAATTACATTAAATTCATAATTTCTTTTATAAAATGTTATTCTTTTTTGATAGAGTGATTTGTAAAACCCTTTCAAAGAAATTCCTTCAGAATAAATATAGCTTTTTACTAACATTTCTCTATTATTAAAATCAGAATAATCTCCATGCCTAAAGTTACAATATAATTCGGTAATACATAATTTATTATGAGCAAGTTGTTTCATATTTTATATTTAAAAAAAGGTTTTTTTTTATTCAATTCAATTTTAAGTTAAATTATAATTATATAAGCGCAAGAGGAATAAATACATATTTGTCCAATTATCATCAATATTCTATAAAAATTTTTTTTTTTCTCATTTTGCATGTTTATCTCATCGATTATCTCTATTTCCTCTTCCTTTAATGTTAGATCAAATTCATCGTTAAGAATAGGAGGATCAGTGTATAATTCATTAATTTCAATAAAATATCCATATTTATCTCCCATTTTTTAGTATTATAATTATAAATAAACATTATAATTAAAATTTATTTCAATTTTATTTTAGTGTAATATATAATAATGAACTGCAATAAAAAATTCACTATGAATATTATTCCTTCTACTTGCAACGGAAATTGTATAAAATTACTGTATAATAATCTTACCTACAGCCTAACACAAAGGGGAAGAGGAAATGTTGGATTTGGAAATACTGCTCTTGGTAAAAGAGCTTCATTCAAAAGGTAATTAATATACTTTATTCCAAAAATGCATATATTGAAACTGATTGTATCTTCCCCTGATTAAATTACAACATTTTTTAGGAGCAGCATGTAATATATTATGACGGCGAACTTGTCTTTGGATTAATGAATTTATTCCAATGGTTTGTGTTACTAAACATAAACTATAATCATTGTTATTAATTTGACTACCAGCGCGTTTCCAAGCAATTCCAGGGGCTACGGGCATTATATATATAATTAAGAAATTCTTTTAGAGGAACAATTTACATCAACGATATAGAGAGAATTTTCTGTTTCAATTAAATATTCTGTCTCAACTTTATAGATTTTGCTAATAGGACTTGTATATTCATCTTCAGACTTTACCAACAATTTTTCCCCATCACTTTTGACTCCAATTATCACACCTCCACTTGATAAACTATCTACCCAATAATCTAACATAATTGGCTTATCTTGAACAATACTTATTTTTCCAGCATGTTGTAAAGCAGTAGATGAGGGTAATCTATAATTAGACTCTTGTACATCTTTAGTAGTTGAATTTGAAGTTGAAGTTGAGAGTTCAGACATTATATAGAATTATTGATGATTTTCTTTAAATATTTTTACGCAATAATACCTAAACATATTTACTTATAATCCTTTTCCGAATCCAGATGAAAAATCAGATATTATAGAAATAAAGATATTTTTCATCTTACTAATAATACTCTTTATCTCAAATTTAAAACAATTACTATCACCAATCATGTCAAATGAAATTGTTCTTCCTGTTAATTTTGATAAAAAATATGACAAAGGTAATAAAACCAAATAATAAAATAATAATAGAAATGGTCTTACAAACCATCTAAATATAAATTCAATACCTGTCCAAATCCATTTTGGTAAAATTAACTTTAAAAATTGAGAAATACTTGTAAAGCTGTAGGCAAATATACAACTTGGTAAAGTTATTATTTTTTCTACAATAAGCAATAATACATCAAATAAAAGAACAAACACTTGGGCCAATTTTTCAAACAATCCCGTAAATGGTTTAATAATAGATTTATCAAATATATCAATAATTTTATCAAAAACACCACCAATTCTTTCTTTAAATAATTCATTTCCATAGGATTGAATTATTGACGGAAATGACTCTAAAGTTTCAAATATTGAAGAAAATACTTGAGGTATAGTAGAAACATATGTAGAAAATCCCGTAACTAATCCTGAAAACCCAACTATCTGTTCTTCAAAAATTTTAAACTGTTGTGGCAATCTTTTTAATTCAGAATAAGATTTATTAACTATTCCTTCTACTTTTCGAATTTGACCAAAAACACCGGCTACTAGTTGAATGATCTGTTTTAAAGCAGTAAAAGGATTACTTGAAATATTGGAATTAACCTTGGATATAGGTTTTTTATCTTCTGGGATTGGTGTTTCCCATCTTTCACCTTTTGTATTCTTTTTATCTTCTTCAGCTTTAAAAATATAATATTCATTTTCTCTCTTATTTTCTTCATCTTCTATTTTTTTTTTAAGAATTGAATTTTTTTCTTTAATTTTTTCTGTTTCTTTATCAATTGATTGTTGTAAAGTCATAGATTCAATTGTTGGTGATAAATGATATAATAGTAAAAGTAATGAAATACCCGATATAAGTATAAATTTCCACATATAATTAGATTAGAGTTTATATTCAGGAAATTTTCCAAAACTTTGACGAAATTCTGTTCCAATATTACTGAATGTATTGGCCATTTCATTTATAAGAGGTTTAATTTCAAATCTTGTACATCTTTGGATCCCAAAAAAATCATCTGAAAAATTAACCTTAAAGAAAACCATTAATAAAAATCGGATTGGGTAAATAATAATATAATAAAAAAATTTTAAAATTGGACCAATTATCCATTTTACAATTAATTGAAAAAATCTTGTTACCCAAGAAGGCAACAATAATTTCAAAAAATTACTAATCCCTAAATATGAATAATAAAAAATACAACCCGGAAGTGATATTAATTTATCTACAATTAACAATAGAACTTTAAATAAAATTACAAAAATATTACCAATACCTGTAAATAACGCCTTAAAAGGATTAATAATATTATTCTCCATGATTTTTCCTATAACTTGAAAAAATCCTCCTATTTTATCTAAAAAAATTATTTTTGATATTCGTGTTGTTTCACTAGGTAATTGTGAAATAAATTCATTTAAACTCGTAAATATAGGCCCTAAATTTTCTAGAAAATATTTTATTCCTGTTAAATCTGACAAAGAAGAAATAAATGAATTAGAAATATTTTGAAAACGAGAAGGTATTTTTTGAAATTGGAGATAAATAGAATCTATTGCTTCAATTAAATTATCTAAAATTGAATCAAATTGTTTTATTCTCTCTAATAATTGGCCAATTGCTTTAACTGGATTACTTGAAAATCCCGTACTTGCTATCCCTGTAATCTTTTGATTTTTCCGAAATTCCATTTCTTGCTCTAATTGTGCTTTATTTTTGACGATTTTGGCTTTTTCCTGTTCTTCTTTTTCTTTATTTTCCTTTGCAATTTGTTTCCTTTCTTCATCAGTAAATGCTTCTTTGAAAGAAAAAGGATTCAATAAATATATTAAAATAAAAACAATGAAAATCAATATTATATAGTACATATACTATACAATTAAAAATTAATTTTGGATAAGTTACCAAAATTTTTTTGGAATGAGGTTTGTATTGAACTTCCTATATTCTGCATTTCATTTATTTGTTTATCAACATCAAATGAATAACAAGAACTACTAGTTTTTAAATAATCAGAAAATCCAAAACCTAATTTATCTAAAAGATAAACTAAAGGTAATAATATATAAATTTTTATCAAAATAAATAGAGGAAATATAAATGTATTGAAAAAACTTTTTACAAATTCTGGAATAAATAAAGCTAGTAAATTACCTAATCCATCAATCCAATATCTTGGCAGACATACGGGCAAAGACCTTATCTTTTTGGCAATTTCTAATAATATATCAAATAATTGAACAAATATTTTACTAATTCCTAGAAATAAAGCTTTAAAAGGTGCAATGATGCCTAGTTGTATGCTTTCATTAATAGCTTTATATAGTTTTGAAATATAATCAACCAAAACATCGAGTGTATTTTGTTTCACAATCCCAGGTAACCTTATTAAACTTTTTCCAATAGAATCAAAACTATCATTGGTACTTTTAACTAATGATGAAACAGTAGATAGTAAATTTTTAATTTGGGATAATAAAGAATCTATTTTAGTTAGTTCTATTGGAATGTAAGCCAAATATTGAAAAATTTTATTTATTTTTCCTATTAATTTATTAAATTTTTCAATTATACTTTGAACCTTTTTTTTCAATTCATTTATTGCTAATGCTGGATTTAATATATAAAGAGCATCAAGTGCTCCTTCTTTAATTGCCTGAGCTGTTTTTTTTGAAATATCCTCCGAAAATTTTTTGAAATCATTAGCTGCTGCCCTTGTTTCTTTGGCTGCTTTTTCAGCTAGAGATTCCGCCTCGTCGGCTAAATCTTTTACTGATTTACCTATTTTTTTACCTATATTAACAATTGGTTTGAAGACTTTTGATGGACCACCTCCCATTAATATGAATAAATACTTTTTTTTTGTTATAATAATTTCCAAAATTATTCAAAAAAAAATATTGGTATTTGTATATATGAATAGGAATTTACAAAATAAAGATAATTATAAAAAACTTTTAAACATAACTGAAGGAGAACTTTTTGAAAAATACATGGATTTAATAGAAGAATATAGTAAAGTTTTCACTAAAAATATTTCGATTAAAAAAGAACCCTATCTACACTATGTTTTTAATAAAGGAATTCAAACAATATCACATATTTTTCAATTTACAATGTTATATACCAAAAATATAGAATTGACCTTTTACCATTGTCAAAAGGCTTATTTCTATTACTTTGAATTTATAGGTCAAGTAGGAGATAATAATCATAGTTTTTTAAAATTGAATTCGAAAGATGCAATTATATTTTGTTATAAAAAAACAGTATTTGATTTAGAAAAAAGTGAAGTATTAACAAATAATAAAACAAGTCAAACTTTTTTTAGGTTGGATGAATTAATTAAACAATATAGTGATCTAATTAGTTTTATACCTACAAGTGTTATCAAAAATTTTGAAGAAATATCAAATCAAATGAAAGATCTTAAACAATTTTATAAATCAAATATAATAAATGATCTTCATAATAAACAAAAAAATTTATTTATTGAAAAAATAACTATTTTTTTTATAAAAAATAATACAATTCCTTTTGAAAATTGTATTAAGTTATTGAATATTTCTTTTAAGGAAAACAATCTACCACATTTAAACAAAATTGAAATTGATTTAAAAAATATTTCTTCAGAATCATGGTCAAATATTGGACAATTATTTCCCTATTTACACCACGATTAATCTTCGCCTACTTTTCTTTTTTTTAGATTTATTGTTTTTATCAAGTTCGTATTGAGGATCTAAAGGATAACCTACCATTTTATATTCCTCTTGTAAAATCTCTCTAATGAAATAATAAGTTTTATATAAAGTACTTTCATTGCATTTTCCTACAATTAATATACTTCCAGTTCTAAAAACCATGAATGAAACCTGTTCTTTAGTGGAACTAGAAGCCACTCCTGTTTGAATCTCAAGCTCAGGATCAAAATAAAACTTACACATAATCCCAGGATAAGAACATGGGTCATAAGATGTGTGTAGGTTATATTTAAATTTTAAAATATTATATAATTTATCTCGATCAATAAAATATCCACAATTAAAATTTGAATTTATGAGAACAGTTTCTGTTTTTTCTCTAATGAAATCTACCGAAAGATTACATTCATTATTTAAAAGATCTACTAATTTGGAAAGAATGTAATATAACATTTCATCAGACTGAATTCCAGGCATTTCAATCTTACCTGTATTGAATATTTTTACATGTGATTCGCGAAATACATTATTCATTTTAATACGAAAAATCAAAACAAAACAATTGTAGAACGCACTTTTTTCTTTACATCGATAACTTAATATATCTTTCTTACACATTCCAATACTTATCTTCCTAGTATCTTTAAATTTGGTATTACCACTTGTATTATCTACTTGAGAAATTATTTTTTCATTATAAATTTTCTCATTTTTTATTCTTTTTTCAAAAACTTCTACTTGTTCCTTGGAATCAAAATTTAATTTCATTTGTTTTTTTATCACTCCTTCTTTTGGGCAAGTATAGGGTAAAATCGGGATATCCCAAAATTTATTCAAATCGATTGGTTTATTTAAATAAGAAATATTGGTCTTTGTAGAAATATAAATATCTGTTGATTTAGGAATTTGTTCATTTCTATTATCTAATGACAAATTTTCATCATTATCATTACTATTAAATTCTCTAATATCTTCAATACAAAATTGGTCCCATTCTTCCTCACACGATAGCATTCTTTATTTAAATTAATTCTTTTATATTCATTTCAATTATATATAATAATATAAAGAATATATAAAATGGAAATAGTAGAAAATGAAAAGAAAAAACAATCCCAGGATCCTACTTCAGATGTAGAAATTAAGGAATTTTATTTAAAACAAAATAGTTTTAATCCTACAAAATCAAGCCCTCCTAATTTATTTATTAATAAATTGGAACTCAGAATGAAAAATTACTTTTCAATTTTTAAAAACTCTACTAATTTTTCTACAAAATAATTT